TGCTCGCGCCCCGTGCCGCCGCTGCAGCACCCGCCCCGCCTCGGAGCAGGCCAATGACCGAGCGGCCGCCGCAGCGGCTGCCAGGGCGTTCAGCGACTGTGTCGCCGTCACTATGGCTTGAGCTAGGCCGGGGTACTTCTCGCCATAGTCGGCCAGCTTGCCGGATACCTCGCCCACGACTCGGCTGAGCCCATTGAAACCATCATTCTCAGCGAACAAGGCCACGTTCTTTGCCCGCTCAACTTGGAAGGACGGCGTCGACGCAATGAGCGCATGATTCATGTCGGCTGTGCCTTGCGCTTCGGGAAGGGTTCTCCTGATGCCGGCGACATAGTCGCGGTTGTTCATGTACCCGACAAGCGCCATCATCGCCTGACGGTCAGGGATCAACTGCCCGATGGCCGAGCCCTGCAGCATGTCAGCCTGTGAAGCCAGGATGGCCTGCCGTTCGCCGGTGCTTGAGGCAGTCTTCATCCTTGCCTGAATCGCTTGATATTCCTTGTTGCTACCGACAATCTGGTCAATCACACCCACAAAGGCATCCATCGGATTGACGCCTTTCGCTCGCGCGGCACTCAGCGTCCCAACCAAGTCGATGCTCTTGCCCGGGCTGATCTCAATCTTCTTGGCCGACATGCTGGCTTCACGGCTCGTCATCTTCGCAAGCCAGTTCACCAGATTGTTCCCCGCCTCATCTGGCGTACCTGCCGTGATCATTGCAGCCTGGTTCGCCGCAAGCAGAGCGCCGAAGTCATTCAGACCGCTCATTCCAGCAGACCGAGCTGCCGCCATTTGTTGCGGCAACCAGCGGGCCATATCCTTGATCTCAAAGCCCCCTTCCTGGCCGGCTTGATGGTCATGTCGAGTGCCATCGGGATGTCAGACTCGGAGATGCCAAATGTCTGCATTCCCCGAATAGCGATGTTCGCCAGGTCGCGGGGGTCAGCGCCTGTTGCCACAGCGTTCTTCTGTAGAGTCGGAAGCAATCGCGCAGATGCCGCTTGACTCATCGCCCCGGAAGCAATCAGCGCGTCGAGCGTTTCGGCAGCTTGATCCCGACTACCACCGAAGGCAACGGCCTTACGAATCACTGCATCCAGTTCTCTGGCGCCGCGCTGCCGACCAGCCACGTCTCGGTCGGCGAATGCGGTGTTGGCCATCATGGCCAGGCGTCGGTCGTACTCCATGTTTCGCCGTACTGGCTGGGCAAGCACGTAGCCACCCGCCGCAATCGCACCGGCCGCTGCCTGGTAACCCTGCAGCGCGCGCGAGCCAAAGCTCATGCCGCGCGAAAGGCGCCCCTGCTGCTGCTCGACACTCTGCATTTCCTGGCGTAGCGCGCGAACCCGCTGCTGCATGTTGGCAAAGGCCGGGCCTGCTCATCGGTGGAGAGCCGCCCGGTGCGCGCCAGGCGGTTGTATGACGCTTCCGTTAGCTGAACCTCGCGGCGAATGCGCTGCTCCGACCGCATGCCAAGCCGCTCACGGTCCCGGAACATTCTTTCGCTGGCGGTTCGCGCCCGCTGCGTGGCCCGCTCCTGGTCCTGGGCGGATCGTTCGGCATTGCGCGTGGTCTGCCGGGACGTGCGCTCCGACTCACGCTCGGCCGCCCGATTGATCTGGCGCAGTTTCGCGGTCGCCCCGCGATCTTCAGCAGTGGCGACTAGGGCAAGGCGTAGGTCTCGGCCGCTCATCGTGAATCAAGCCTTTGAGGTGGGTGGGCGCCGGCGCAAGCTCTTGATGCGCGTGGTCTTGGCCGACGATTGGGCACGTCCTGGGCGGCCGGGCTGCAGGAGCTGCCCGACCGCCTTGATGGCGGCCGACAACTCCGGGAATGTCATGCGGCGGATGCGGGATTCGGTGTACCCGTAGCGTCCGAGGAGGAGAACGGCTCGCCGGTAGTGCACAAGTTCGCGCTCCAGTCTTTCCGCTTTTTTTTGAGCCGGTCCTGCGCCGCCGTCAGCACGTCGAAATCCTCGTCGACCATGCCAGTGGCCAGGAACTCGTACGTGATCTGTTCCTGCGGAATCGCACCCAGCCGGACGATGCTGCTGACCAGCATGGCCGTGGTAACGCGCATGCCACTGGACGAGCCGACCTCTTCCAGGGCGGCAATGTTGTCGGCAACCGTGGGCAGGCGCACTTCGAAGTCGAAGTGCATTTGCCCGTCATGTTCGATGCCGTACACCAGCCGGCCGGCCTCGGTCTTGGGAAAAGAGGCCTTGGTCATTCGATCACCTTGCGGGTGGCGAACATCGACACGTCACGGCGCGCTTCGTTGTCGACGTTATAGGTTTCCCCGATTTCCACGGTGACGCAGTCCAGGTAGCTCTGGCGGCGTCCGCCTGGCACGGCAGGAAAGACGGTGAGTTTTGCCCCGGTGATTTCGTCCCAGTCCAGATCGCCGCTCAGCGGAATAACCACGGTCAGGCGCAGGTCGTACTCGACCGTGCCGCGGGCAAAGCCCCTGACACGCATGTCGCGGTTCATGGTTTTCACGGGCTTCTTGCCCGTGCGCACAGTGGCCGACAGGTCGACCACCTCGACCTCCTGGCCATCCACTTCCAGGACCATCGCCCCGGCGAATTCTTCCAATGCCATATCGGCTCTCCTTGTTTACAGCAGCAGGTCGATGCGACCGGCGAACACGTGCAGGCCGTTGACCACGTCGGCAGGAATGCGGGCATTCAGCCGATTGACGTCCTGGCTGTCGCGCTCGACGATCAGGGCATCCTTGTTGGCTTCGACCGCCTCCAGGATTTCCAGCTCTTCGCACTTGACCAGCACGTCGAGCAGCTCCGACCGCACCTTGGGCGGGGTCTTTTCCGAGAGTTTTTCGCGGGGGAAGCGCAGTGCGATCCGCTCCCGACTGGCCTTGCGCACATAGTGCAGGGTCCGCATGGTGGTCAGATCAAGCAGCGACACATCGTCCACGCCTTGCGGGTTTACGGTGTACGTCGTGATGGCGCGCACGATCTGCACGCGGTTGCCCGGGCCGACTTCGAACGGGGTAACGCCGTTGTACAGGGCATTTTCCTGTTCGGTGCGGCCGGGCTGAGAGGCGATGTCGGTGACGTCCAGGCCTTTCAGTTCCAGCGTGTTCAACGGCCGAGCGGGGTCTTCTTCGAACGCAATCACCGAGGCGTACGCCGCAGCGATCTGGGCGGCCGACAGCACTGAGCCGTTGTGCCAGCCCAGCGTCATGAGGCCCGAGTTGATGGCCTGGGCCAGAGTCGTGGCGGCCGACAGTGTTGCCGGCGTGCCGGCCACCCCGATGGCATCACGTTGCTCCATGGGGCTGCCTACGGCCTCCAGGTGCGTGCGCAGCGTGGTCAGGGCTTCCGTGGTGTCAAACGGGCTGGCCACTATGTTATGGCCGGCGGCGAAGGCTACGGCCAGGGCAGGCGCCAGGTCCGGGTCGATCTGGCCATCGGCCATGGCAGTGACATCGGCGGTCAAGCCGGCGGTACGCACCTCGGCCTTGACTTTGATGTCGTTGCCGGCTGCACCTTTGTGCTTGGCTTTCAGGGTGATGACGCCAGCGGCGGCGGCGGCGGTGATGGGCAACTCGATAGCCGCGGTTGCGGCGGCAGCCAGTTTCGTGGCCACCTGAGCCGCCGTGGCGGCGGTCTCGACCGATACCGCTACACGGGCATCGCCAACGACGAGAGTGATGGTTCCCGGCGCCGTGGCGGTGCCGGTCACGGTAGCCGTGCCGGTGGCGGCCACGCCAGCTTCGTCGTCATCGAACGCGATCACGGTGAGCTGGACGTACGGGTTGGCCTTGATGGCGGCCTTCACCATCTGATGGGCAATGGACCCGTAACCGAAGTACACGGCCGCGTCGACGTCGGAGAACACGTCAACGGGCTCCAGCGCCGCGATGTTGGAGACGACCTGGGCCAGGCGCTGGCCGACCATCAGAACGCGCTGGAGGTTGCCGGGCAGCGTGCGCACCGCCAGCTTGGTGTTGAACTCGAAATACTGGCCGGGCTTGCGGATGCTGGCCGGAATCTGGTCGAAGGAAATGTTGGGGCTGGCCATGACGTTCAGGCTCCTTTCTTGGCGGGCTTGGTTTCCGGCAGGATCAGCTCGCCGGAAGCCTTGCGCCGCAGGTAGTAGGCGGTGGCAGGTACAGTCACCGCCGCCTTGTCGGTGATGTACTCGCGGGCGTTTTCTTCCCGGGGCACTTTCAGGCCCGGCGCCGCGACGACGGTAAGCGTCTTGGTCATCAGTCTTCCTTGTCGAACAGGACGCTGTCGGTGGCGTCCGGGGTGGGTTTGATGGGGGTCAGGTGGTAGTTCAGGTCAACGCGTGTCAGATCGGGGTCGGCGGGGCTCCGGCTACCCGTGTACCGTGCGAACAAGGCGTCATAGCTCTCTTCGGCACCCTCGGCCGGCGCGCTGGGGAATCGCCCGTTGACCAAGGCCTCCTCGATCCAGTCGGTTTCGAACTCGCAGGCGAAGACAGACACCGCATCGCCCCTGAGCTGCGTGTTGAACAGGGTGCGCACCGACCAGGCCGCAGCGCGGAAATTTCCAGCGTGGCATCCTGGTCGGTCAGGTCTTGCTGGATGAGCAGCCGGCGTATCGCCCACACCAGCGGATTCGTGCCGATTTCCTGGGGCCGGTGTCCGCCGCGCCGCATGGCCTCTTCACTGCGGGCATTCGACTGCCCGGCCATGACGGCAAATCGGCCCGTTGCCACCCACTTCTCCTTCGACGTGCTGTACGGCCTCGTGCCTGTGATGCCGCCGAAGGTGACCCACGCAGCAGGCAGCGCTCGAACGATCTGGCCGAGGTCGTCGTCCAGCTCACCACCGTACGACTTCACATCGCGCACCATGGCGCCGAGGCCGGCCTTCAGGCGGCCGCAGATGGCGGCCTCGATCCGGGTGTACGGGTCGAAGTATTGAGGCTCGGTCACGGGTAGTCCCTCAACGCATCACCCAGCTGGCTGGTGCCAGGCTTGAACTGGACGCTGTTGCGCGGCTCGACCACCGTGCCGGTCGGGTCGGCGCCCAGCTTGACCTCGCCCCGCGCAATCATCTTCAGCAGGCCGATTGCGTCTTTGTGGCGGTCGCGTATCTCGTCGGTGACCAGGCGCCCGCCAGCGCCGCACAAGCGGTAGCGTGCCAGGTCGCAGGCGATGCCAACCAGGATCGTCGGGACCGGGTCAAACGGTTTCGGATAGCGCGAGGCAACATACCCATCGATCTCGACGGAGGCACGGCTGAGGGCCGCATTCAGCGGCACGTCGTTGATCATGCCCGGCTCAGCGTTTGAGTCGGTCAGGCGGATGGTCTCCTCTTCACCGAAGGTGTCGATCATGTCCTGGCGGGTGGCGTACAGCAAAATGGGGCTCCTCGCACCGGAACCCAACGAGGCCGAGGGTTCCGGGGCATCCTTCCTCCGCACTTACGACGTCGCGCGGCAGTATCGGCGGCAGGGGTTATTTCGCCTGGCGCTTCGTGGCTTTCTTGGCCGGGGTGACAGACTTGGTCGCGGCCGTCTTCTTCGGCGTCGTGGTGGGCGGCGACGGCGGGTTGCTGGGTGGCGCGCCAGCGCCCGACGTGGTTGCCGGCTCTTTGGTTTGCTCGTCGCGGACCGGCCCGACGTATCCGGCCAGGCCGGCAGCGACCTCATCGGACAGTTCGATCGGATCGCCACCGGGCTTATGGACCTTGCCGCCCACCTTGATCGGCTGGATGACGGAATACAGGGGCATGACAGATTCCTTGTGTCGGTGGGCGCCTGGCCAGGCCGCAAGGCACGGCCAGGCGCCACTGCCGGGGGGCTTTACGCCGCCGGGAGACCAGCGTCCTCGATGAGGTAGCCGGCCAACATGCCGGACAGGGCCGGCGTGTTGTCGTCGCTGACGCCATAAATCCAGCTCTTGGCGCTGTGGTCCCAGTACGGAACTTCGACCAGCGGATGCCCTTCGATCTGGTACGTGTAGCCGAAGCTGGGTTCTTCGACGCTGGGGTCCGGGTTGTCGGTCACGTAGCCCAGCCACACGTCAGGCCCCCACACGTCACCGAAGGAGTCGTCGGCGCCGCTGGCGACGCGAGCCGTACCGACCACGATCTCGTCGACTTCCCAGAGCGCCTTCAGCATGTCGATGGTGATGGACTCGGCGCGTGTGTATTTGACGCGTTCGATCAGCTTCGGGTGGTACTTGCACGCGCTGAGTGCCTTGCGGCTGATCATGAGGCGGTTGGGCTCCATGCCGATACTGTCGGCAATGGCTTCTTTGGCCGTTTCGACGTCTTTGGTGGGGTCCGAATCGGGCGAGGTCCACCGGGCAGAGCCCACCAGCTTCACCTTGTGGTCGGTGTTGTACTTGGCCGGGTCGAGCGCGATTTGGGCGCATTCGTGTTCGTGTGCGAGCGCCATGACACGCAGCACGGTATTCACGGCGCGCGCGCCCAGGTCGATACCCGGAACTTGCGAGGCATCACGCATCAGCTCGCGCGGCACCTTGGCTTCCAGGGCCGACGGCACGATGGAATACGGATCGCCTTCGTAGCCGAAATCGACGCGCTTGGTGTTCGCACCGGGGGCGCGTTTGGTGTTGTAGAGGCGAAACGCCTCTTTGCCGAAGGTGAGAATCTTGCCGCCGTACTGCGCAACCGGCGCGACCGGAAAGAGCTTCTTTCCGATGAGGGTGCTTTGGCGGTAGCCGCGCGCATGGGTCGACAGGATGGGGTCGACGACGCGCGCTTGGCCGGGGGACATTTGCGACATGGTGAGAATCCTTTGATGTCTTGGTTGATGTGGGGAACAGCCTGGCCCGGATGGCTTACACGCCGCCGGATGCCGGTTCGGTGCCACCTTGGATCAGCAGAACCTCGACAGTCTGGTCGGCCTCGGCATCCTCCAGGGCGATGGCGACCAAGACGCCCGTGGTTTGCGGAACCGCCGTCGCGCCAGCGCCGACCTCCAGGTTCTGGCCCTTGGTGATGGCGGCGCCGGCCTTGGCCGTGGACGTGCCCAGCACGTCATAGGGGAAATACTCGCCGGTGGCGGCCGGGGCAACGGCAATGCCAATGGCGGCCTCGCCGGCTGCTGCCGGCTCTCCGGCCAGGGTGACAAAGGTGTCGGCCGAGATGGCGGCGGCCGCCTCCAGCGACAGGGTCAGGATGGAAGTCTTTTGCGACATGGAAAACTCCTTGCAGTGGGTGCGTTGGCTGAAGGGCTGGACGTCTTAGCCGCCCACCGCCTTCACGGCGTCGAGCCAGGACACGCTGGGGTTCTTGGCCTGGAACTGCGTGGCGCGCGCGTGCAGATCCGTGCGGGTGGTATCCACATGCACCCCGGCCGGGGCCGCGAAGCTGATCGCGGCGGTGCTGCCGGCGTTGTCGGGGGACTTCTCGCGGTAGTCGATGCGGCTGGGCAGTGCCTTCAGCAGGTCGCGCAGCAGGGTGCTGGCCGGCTTGCTGACCTGCGTGCCGGCCTGGCTGAACGACAGCGGCGCGCTGTCGTTGGGTTGCACCAGCAGCAGCTCGACAACGGGCTCGACTTCGGCCGGCAGCAGCTTGCCGTCCTTGGCCAGCGCCTGGGCAAACTGGACGGCCTGCGAGCGTGCGGCTTCCTTGGCCTGCTTTTCGAGGGCTTGCTGGCCCTGCGCCACGCGTTCTTCGTCTTGCTTGAGTTTGGCTTCGCGGGCGGCCAGGTCGGCCTCCTTTTGCCGTTGCTGCTCTTCAGCGGTCTTGTCCATTTCGGAAGGCTCCTTGGGGTTGCCCGCAAAGTCTGCGGGGAAAGAAAATGACAGCGCCTTGCTGTCGGCAGAAAACTTCACCGCCGGCAAGCCGGTCACGGCCGGCGGCGCTGCGCCCAGCCAGCCGATGTGCTTGATGTACTTCTTGCCAGGCTTGGGATTGCCCGGGGTGTCAGGCAGGTAGAACGACGCGGATCGGTTCGGGAATCGCCCTTCGTTGACCATCTGGGCGAAGTTCACTTCGATCTGTTCGGACTCGACGACCAGGTACTCGCCATCGACGGTGAGCGACTTGGCCCAGCCCCAGGCGGGATCGTCCAGCTCGGGATGGCCGATGACGTGCGGCGCGCGCTGCACCGTGGGGTCGTAGGTGTCGGCGATTTCCTGCAGGTCGGCGACCGTGATCGTGACGCGCCGGCCGTCGCTGGCGACATGTGTGCCCGCCCGGAAGATCGGGATGCGCGGCTGTGCGAAGGAAGATGTTTGCGTGGTCATGCCGCCATCTTGGGCGGTCACGCTGCTGGCGTATTTTGAACGGGGGCAAAATATCGTGCCGCACCCCGATTCATGGATTGCTGGGGCCGGTCGTGAGATCGCTACGGGAGCATCCCGATGCCGATGGCCCGCCAGGGGGCCAGGTTGGCTTTATAAAGCGGGTCTAGGGCCGTTCGGGTATGTCGGGCGCACCCTGGCCGGAAAATGCGCCAGAGGGCCGATTTTCGGAAGTGCCTACTCGACCAGCTTTTGCAGGTAGCGTTGGCCGGCCGCTTCGATCTGCAGGTTGTCGTCTTCGGTGAGCTGCAGGAAGGGGCGCGCGGGAATGGTCACCGTCCACCCGGACTCGTTGGTCCAGCGCACCGTGCGCACGCGCTTGTGGCTATCGCGGGCGAACACCGCCAGGTTGCCATTGGCCCCCTGGCGCAGCAAGTTGCCTCGGGCATTCGTGCGCAGGCGCGTGGTGCCCGAGCGCGGGGCAAACTGAATCTCGCCGCCTTCCTGGTGAATGCGGGCGTACACGACGTTGGTGCCCACCAGTGCGCTGGACGCATCCCAATACTGGACGATGGAATTGCGCAGCCGCCCGGACTGCTGCAGCTTGCTGGGCTTCGTCCGGCTCGGGGCCAGGCCCAGCCATTTCGGCCGACCGCCTTGTTCGAAGTTCTCCGCGACGGCGTCCGACATCAGGAACGACACTTCCTTCATGAGGGGCCTGGCGTCGAGCAGTCCCTTTTCCAAGGCTGTAAAGGCTTTCTGGACCGCGTCGAAGGTTACCGTGTACCTGATCATTGGCTTATACTTGGTTTTGCTGCTGTGACGACAGAAAGACGCCGGGCTGTCGCTGGGGCCACCGCTAGGTGGCCGCTACGTGAGGGACACCCCATAAGGGAAACCGAGCTGGGGAATGGCGCCCCTCCACAGCAGCCCTCATTCCTCTACCAGGCCGCCTTCGATGACCTCGTAGCGCTTGGCCTTCAAATCCCCCACCTGTACCCGCCCGGCCGTGCGAATGGCATTGGCCGTGATGGCTTCCCGGCCGGCCTCGGTGTTGACGCGGGTGGTCCAGTTCACACGCACCACGGCTTTCTTCGCATCGCGTCCGGCCAAGCGCAGCACATACACCAAGGCCGGATCGTCCGCGTCCCACAGCACCGCACGTGCGTTGGCCAGCAGCGCCGGCAGGTTCAGGATGTCTTCCAGCGAAAGCGCTGCGCCCCGCTTGGACTTGGTCTGCCGCGCCAGGTGCAGCAGCTCGGTATCACGCATCGCCAGGGCCGCGCTGACCATGTCGACGCCACGGTGCGCGACCGCTTCGATGACCGCCGGGCTGGCCGTGCCCAGGACTCGGTAGGTGTTCCTGGCCTGGCCGGCATCCAGCACTCCTTGCGCCCAACGGCGGTATTCAGCCGCCAGCGGCGTCTGCAGCCGGGTATTGCTGGCCATGAGGCCGGCGCCCAGGTCGGGGCTGGCATGCTCGACCTTGTCGCCCAAGACCTGGGCCAGGCCATCCCGACCCCACGACGCCAGGTCTGGACGTCGGCCGAAGCCCGGCCCGGGCACAAACCGGGCTTTCGTCGTCGGATCGGTGAAAACCTTGGCCGGCCGGGTTTCGTTGCCGACGAGCTGCTCGGCATCGCTCAGGTACTGCTCACCGTCCAGGACATCCAACTCGCGTGCGTCGACCATGGCCTGGCTCAACGCCCGGACGCCACAGCGGCACTGGTAGTCGCATGGCGGAAAGTGGCTATTCCATACGGGGTCGTCGTACCGGAAAACCTTGCCGTGCATCGCAGCGTGGCCAGGCCGGGTCTTGCTGTCCATGACGGCGACGTATTGCCAGAACGGAGCGATATCGACCTGCTGGCTCAACTGGCGGTACTTGCCGGCCATCAGGGCCGACTGCATGTTCGTGCGGAAAATGTTCTTCAGCCGGTAGCCGGGCAGGTTCGCGGCAACTTCGCCGGTGTCCGCGTCCGCGTGCAACCCACGGCCGAGGCGATGCCAGCCCCGCGTGCGCAGCGTATCCTCCAGGCCGGCCTTGAACGACGCATAGGTTTTTCCATCGTCCAGGCTGCGCTGCAGCTCGCCTTTGATGTCCTGCAGGACGTCCAGCTTGGCAATGCCCGTGACCGTGAAGGCACGTTCACGCGCGGCATCCCACGCATCCAGCGCGTTGGTACTGAGCCGATAGCCCCGGCCTTTGAAGTATTCAATGGCATCGACCGGGGGGAGCCCGATGGCATAGGCCAGATCCGGCGCGCTAGGCATTGCCCGCGTCCTGGTCGCTGATCTGTCCCCACAGATCGGCCACGAAGATGGCGCGCGCCACGCGCTCGTGCAGCTGCGCGTCGTCCATCTCCGGGATGGCCTTGAGCAGCAGCTCAGCAGCCTCTTCCGGCGATGCTCCCGCCCGGATGGCTGCTACAACGGGCGCCAGGACCGGGTCCATATCCGCGTCGACCTGGTCGCCCGGCAGCGACTGCACGGCCCGGTCCAGGCGCGCCTGTGCCGCGACCAAGGGGGCAAGGGTCGGGTCAGCACGCCGGCCGGCCACCGGCGCCGCGAAGGCGACCGGCGTGGGTGCGCCAATGCCTGGCGCCGGCGCGGGCGACTTTTCCCACATGCCGCCATAGGTCTGCTGCACATAGGCCAGCGTCGGCCGAAAGCCCGTGGTGCGAGCGACGATCTCGTCGCGCTCTGCGCGCGTCTTCAGGTCTTCCGGCTCCTCTACCTCGCGGAATACGCGCGGCGGCTGGGCGTCGGGAAAGTTCCAGGCGGTAAGCCAGCGCGCCGGGCCAAGGTTGAACGACTCGCACACCAGGTCGGCATCCGCTTGATCAGGTCGCGGCGCACGTCCCCCTGCAGCTGGTCGTTGCCCAGCCGGCCCGGGGTGCCTTGCGAGCTGGCCGTTTGGCCCAGCACCACCTTGGCCATGGTGTTGTCCATGGTGTCGTGCAGGGACTTGTAGTCCGCTGCGCCCGAGCGTGCCGCTTCCAGCAGCTCCAGCGTCATCCCTTCCGGGATGATCACGGCCGAATCGGTGCCCATGGCCGCAGCGGCCTGCAGCAGCCTGGTCTTGTCTGCCGGGGTAGCCGACTGAGCGTCGTACTTGCCGACGCGAGAGGGCTGGCCGAACTTGTCCAGGAACGTCAGCCAGAAGCGGATGCCCTGGCGCTTGAAGAACACCGGCCAGTACAGCCAGTGGCCCAGCCCTTGACCGTACGGTTCATCGTCATTGTCCGCCCCGGTGGCGAAGTGCCAGAAGTACGGGCCTTCAGCAGGCACGCCTTCGAGCATGTCGTTGGGGGTGAGCATGCGCAGCCCGCCCTCGGGGTCGAAGCGAAAGCGCCGCCGGTTGCGCACCTTGATCTTTTCGATACCGACCAAGCCATCCATCCGGGCATAGATCAGTTCGGATACTGCATAGCCGTAGAACACGCCGAACAGCATCAGGCTGGTAACGCGGTCCCAGCCCACGCGGTTCAGTTCGGCCGACAGAGCGTCGGCCGCGCGCTTGTCGACGGCGGCCTCGCTGGCCGGCTCGACCCGCCAGTTGCACTGCGTGACGGCCAGCTGGCGCTGGGCGAAAACGCTTTTCACCTGGGGATCGGAATAGACCGATTCGTATAGCGTCAGATTGCCCTGGCTGCGCATGCGCAGCACCGAGTCCGTGTTGACCAGCAGCGGCCCGACATACCCACGGGTAATGTCCATGCCGTTTGCGATGGTGGCGATCTCGCGGTTCAGTTCGGGGCTGGGCGCCGCCCCGACTTTCTTGCCTTTCTTCGTGGCCACTAGAAGCCTCCAAAATCGGTGCCACCGGCGACAGTGCCGAAGCCGGTGTCGGTGAATCTCGTTGCCCCAGGCACGCCTTCCTGGGCGCCAGCGGCCAGGCTTTCACGGGGGCCGGTGGACTGGCTTTCAATCGGCACTACGTCGGTGAGCGTGGCGAACCAGGCCAAGGCCAGCGCGATGGCCGTATCGCCGTGGCGCTTCAGATCGGGGTCGTTCAGGTCAGCCTTGCGGATGGCCGCCACCATCGGGATGCCGTCGATTTCTTCGATGTCGCGCAGGTCCTGCGCCGTGTTGTCGTCTTTGGGCAGGTCGATGACGCCGTCTTCGAATGCCTGGATCAGCTTGGGCATCCAGGTGCCATACCAAGCCCGGTTGAGCTTGATCTGCGCCACCTTGTGATGGCCGAACTCGTCGGCGGTGTACTCGGCAAGGGTTTCACCCGATCCGGTCGCATCCATGGCAGCTGTGAATCGCGGCAATCCCCTCAGGATGGCCCACAGGATTTGCTCTTGCTGGCGCGTGGGAACCCGGTGCATTTCCACGATGAACGGGCAATGGCGGGTCAGGTTCAGCCGGACAGCAAGCGGGACGATGATGGAGAAGTCGCGGTGGCGTGCAAAGTCCTGCCCGAGCCCGTGACGTTCCTTGGGATTGAGCCTGGCCAGCAATGGCGCCAGATGCGTATTGATCCAATCTTCAACGAAGGATTCTCGCTCCCGCGTGGTGAGCTGCAGGAAGTCGTCGCCCAGCGCCAAACGCAACACGGGGCGCTCTTCGCGCATGCTGTTTTCGATCCAGATCGAAGGCAGGCACACGCCACTGCCGTCGCGCGGGATGGCATCCAGCTCCTCCCGCATGGCGGCCCTACGTACCCCGTAGCTGTTGCGAATCTTGGCGTACCACTTGGCCTTGCCCTCAGCGGTGGCCTGCCAGCGCTTCATCAGGCAGACGCGCTCGTAGAGCCCATTGCCCACGGCGTCGTCGAAGGTAACCCGGTACACCGCCGCGTCTTCCCCATATCGGCCGGCCTCGATATCGCGGATCAGGAGGTTGAACGGGTTTCCCTTGCCGTTGTGCGACGAAATGATGGCGATTTCTCCGCCCCAGATCAGAAGCGCCGTAGCCGCGTCGATCACGCCCTGGACGTCAGGGTGAAATGCCGCTTCGTCGATCACCACCTTACCCTGCAGGCCCCGGATGTTTGCGGGGCGCGACGAAAGCGCCGTGATCTGGAATCCAGAAGCAAAGCGGATGCGGTAGCTGGTGATCTGGCGGCTGTGGCCATGCTCGTCCTGGTCTTCGAACAGGAACTCTTCGATTTCGGAGACCCCCTGGCGCTGGGCCTGGGCAATCACCCGGGCAAACTTGGCGCAATAGCCTATGAACTCAAGGCCCTTTTCCTTGGTATCGCCCACATAGAAGATGTTGTCGCCGCCGGCGGACTTGCGCGAGGCAGCCTTGATCGTGTCGTCCAGGGCCTCGCAGAACGTGATGCCCGTGCGCCGGCCCTTCGGCGCCACCTTGATGGCGGCGCGAATCTTGAGCCATTCCACCTGGTGGCGCATCAAGACGCCATCGGCCAGCGGATTGAAGCCTTCGGGAACTTCCCGCACCGACGCGGGCAGTTCGTCCCACTCGACTACGCGCAGCGTGCTGCCCAACGGTTTGATGACGGCGGCCATCAGACAATCCCCAGGACTTTCTCACGCCAGAACTGGACCTGATCGGCATCCATGCCTTGGGCACGCGCCGCTTCCTGCAAGTTCGCATCCTGCTCGCGCAGCAGCTTCTCGCGTGCAGCTCGTTCGACAGCCTGGCGTTCCTTGATCGACATGGTTCTGGCTTCCATGGCGGCCTTGGCCGCGCGCGCCAGCTGCGCCACCTCTTTGATCGACACCTCTTTGTCGGCGTCGTGAGCAGCCAGCGCCGCGTTGGCCGCCAGCGTGGTGACGGCCTGCGCCAGCAGTGCGCCGGCCTTGTCACCCACACCGTCGCCCAGTTCGTCGATCATGGCGGCAGCACCGGCCTCGATCTCTCGCATGCGGCCGGTCAGCTCGTCGAAGCTGGTCTTGTAGCGGTGCAGGCTGGACCGGCTGGGCGGTTCCTCGCCCGGAAACTTGGCGCGCAAGTCGGCGATCAGCTCGTCGAGCGTGAGCCGGTCTTCGCGCAGCAGCCTTTCCAGATGCTGGCGCACTGGCACGGGCAAGCGCTTGATGTTGGATTGTCGGGCCATGGCTCACGCTCCAGGGCGCTTCACGCCCGGAACGGTGGCGCGCCCTTTGGCAACGTCTTCACCGCGCTCCAGCAGCGTGGCCACCAGCACGGGCTCCATGTCTTCGACGCTGACCAGCCCTTGCTCCTCCAACCAGCGCAGCTCGGTCTTGACCTGGTCACGCGTCATTGCATGCCCGTAACCTTCCAGCGCCGAAGCCAATACCGAGCTATTCGCCCGATACCCGGCCAGCTCAGACAGCAGCCGCAGAATGACCAACCGTTGGTCATGGCGCAGGAAGTCGGCGAACTTGGTTTTGTTCATCGCGTGAATCTCACTTATGGGTCAACAGGTAATCACTGATGCGATCCACGCTACGAGCCAAAGGGGCAATGGCTCGTTCAACGCTTTCCAAGCCGACTTTGACGGCTTTCATGTCGCCAGCCAGCTCGTTCACTACCGACTGATCCGGTAGGTGGCGCATCTGCTCTTCCAGCGCGGTGACCCGCTGCTGCAGCTTGCTGACATCTGCGGCATTGGCGGCATCACGCTTGGCCAGGTAGGCATAAATGCCCACTGCGCCGCTCACCAGGTATTGCAGCCAGGAAGAAACGTTCAAATCGAAGCTCATTGGCTTTCCCGCGGTCGATTGACGTGGTCCACGTAGTCGATGAAGCGACCCGCACAGACACCGTAGAGGTCGTACATGCCTTGAGCGCCATGGCCGCAGCGTCAGGGCTGTTATCGGTTGGCCGGATCACCGGCGGACACCGCACCTCGTATTCCGCCGGCTGCACGTTGGTCGGCGGCATCGGCGGCGGCGGTAATGAGCCGCATGCTGTCAGCGTCAAAGCTGCACAGCACGCGCTCATGGGCAGTCTTGGCGAGCGCATTTTTCAGTTCCTTGGTGGACGTCTTGTCGGCGACTTCAATGCGGGCCAGAGCCTCCCGCATTGCCTTGCTGGCAGCGTGGCTTTGCTGGATATCGTCCGCGACCTGGTTGAGCCTGGTACCGAGGCTCACCACTTCCGCGCGGTCGTGTTCGGCCTGAACGGCCAGCGCGCCGCTGTCGTAGCCGGCGTCATAGCCCAGCATCAGGGATATCGCTGCAATGACAAGTCCCGCGACTATTGACCAGGCCAGGTTCATGAGCAGACCCCCAGCCCCCAGCCCGCCTGGATATAGGTCGGCTGGTGGTGATACAGAATGCGCTTCGGGTAGTCGCGGTTCTCGCGCCAATTGGCGGCGGAACGGCCGGCATTGACCTGTTCCACCGATCCGAACCAAACCAGCGGGTCGAGCCCCTTACTCGATGCCAGCTTCTTGTCGCGGTTCACCCATCCCAGCCCGCCGTTGTAGGCGGACAGGGCGAAAGCCCAGCGCTGGCATGCGCTGGCGGCTCGGATGCGCTCATAGAGCCACAGGTCGTAGGTCACCAGCGCCCGCATGGCCCAGCTCGGGTTGTAGGGGTCGTTAGAGGCCAGCGCCGGAAACAGACCAGCAATCCACTCGGCCGTGGCTGGCATGAACTGCGCCATGCCTTGGGCACCCACGGGTGACCTGGCATTGCTGCGCCAGCGGCTTTCCTGGTGAATCTGTGCGGCAAACATCGGCACCGGCGCGTCCATGCCAACCAGGGTGCGGGCATTGCGGGTCAGTTCGCTGCGGTGCTTCAGAGCAGCCTGGGGAACCTCTGCTGCCGGGACCGGCTGCACCGCGCAGGACGCGATAGCCAGCAGCACCGCACCGGACCAGGCCCGGCGTAGAAGGCGGCGCATCATTACAGCCCCAGTGCAACGCCGACGACGACCCCGGCCACGATGATGGCGCGGCGCAGTGTGGCCGCAATGAACGCCCAGCGGTAAGTGTCTACGATGGGGTAATCGACCTGGTTGAACTGGCCTTGATTGCCGCAGCGCCAGTCCGCGACCAGGTAGCCGTCAGGCCGAGCGTACGGGAACAGCGCGCGGTCCAGCCAGTAAGCGGCGACTGCCGCCAGGCTGATTAGCGACAGCTTGTAGATGACCACGGGCAGCTGGGCGGGCGAGACGGCAGCAATGGCTGCCACCAGGCAAACCGCCATCAAGATGAACGTGGTCAGGCGCGGCAGCAGCCGGCGAAACAGCGAAGGGGTCGAGGGAAAGTCGTGAGTGCGGGACATGCGACGCTCCGGTAGTTGATGTCGGTGTACGTCGCCATTCTTGGCGAACCGACCCGGAGCGTCTTTTGAACGCGGGCAAAACTCGTATGAGCTTTATTCGTGGGCCAATTTTTGCAACAAGGCACCGGCGCCGCGCATGGCTGCACGGTAATCATTGGGAGCCAGTTCGCCGCAGTACATCTGAAAATTCCCAGCGTCGGTGTTATCGGCGCTGCCCGAAACCATGATGACCATTCTCCAAGCGCATGCTTGCACCGGGTCCTTGTCTTGTCCGGCATATGGAAGGTCGGTGTAGCCGAATGCGAGATTACGCTGGGCCTGGTAGTCACCGGCTAGAGCTGCAGCTTTTACTTCCGCGTACGAGGCCGCGTCAGCGTTACTTGGTCCAATAACGACCAACAGGGGAATGAGATAGACAAGGAGTTGTCGCATTTTTCTTCCAGCTGCGAACCAACAAATCACGAGGAAAATGCTGGTTATTTGGTTGCGATATTCGCTTTTGGTTACGTGCCAGCTAAAAAAACCGGCCCAAGATGAATCCAAGAAGAAGTGTGACCGCCAACCAATGCCATGTAAAGCGCCGCTCCGCTGGCAGCGGTGATGGCGCCATCTTGGCGGGGTGTGTGGCTGGAGGCTCGTGCTCGTAGGCTGATTTCGGAGGAGCCCAGTCGTGTGCAAAGCCCAGGGTGGCTTGCAATTGTTCCCGCGTGAGCAGCTTGAACTGGCTGGTGCCGAAGTTGCGGCTGCAGAATAGCTCTACTTCGGCCCGGTTATCTTTCTCCGAGGAGACGCGTAGCACCTTGGAAACCAAGCCGCGCAATAGGCTTTCTTCGCGTCGTCCAGTCAGGTGATCCTTTAGAACCTGCTCAGCCAGATCGAATTGCGCTCGGGTTAGGTCTTGGACGCTTTTAACGCCAAGCTTCGCGTGAACGATTCGCCATACGTCCCACGGCTCATCGTCAAACTCCTCTGTGATCGTGCGCACCAGGTCGTTGAGGGCTCTTCGCTGCGCAGGGACTAAATCAGCACCAGGGTTTGAATCCGCTTCCGGCTTGACGAAGTTGAAATTGACGATGTCTCCTGCCGTGACCTGACCGACCTGGCCACGAAAAATCTGAGTCTCCACTGTTATTTCTTCCTCTTGCTGCCGCCCATATTGATGGTCGTACCCTCTTGTGGAGCGTCGACATACTGACCCACCTGGCCGTGGAAAACCTGTTTCACACGCTTGGATGGCATGGGCACCGATGGCGCGTGGCCACCTGACAATAAAACCGCGAGCGCCGAATTTCTTACCTGCGGCGGCGCATCCCGATAGTGCTGAAGCAACACCAGCTCGTCTGCTGTCAATGATGGCGCAGCAGCTCCTCGGTGGCCCGTAATGACGTAGCCAACGTCAATGCCGATGCGGGCCACGGCCGCCAGATAGGCGGTATCCGGCGAGCGCACGCCTTTTTCGTAGTTGATCTGCGCCAACTTTCGAACGCCCCCTACCTCGCCAAGGGCCGCTTGGCTAAGGCTTAGCCGCTCTCGTTCCTCACGAAGACGGTCGCCGATATCCAAAAGAATCCTCCAAATGCGACTTGACAGGTATTCATTCGAATACCATAATCACATCGCACCAGTTAACACCACGCCGTACCAGTTCACACAAACCGGGACGTATCACCATGACCAAAACCCGCAAGCAAGTCCGCGAGGAGCTGCAACGCAAGGGCATTCCGTTGTCCGCCATAGCCCGGCGGCACAACTTCAATGCCAATCTGCTGTACGCCATCATCAACGACGACGACGCGAACCCGAAGCGCAAATGCCGCTTCGGCGAATCGCACAACATCGCCGTGACTCTCGGCCTGAAAGAGGGCGAGCTGGTCCGCCAGCCTATCGCTGCATGACCGGCCTTATGCCTTCGTTCGTCGTCGCTGGTCCCCTAGTCGGTGCCTCCGAGTTATTCACACTACCCGCATTATGCAGGCAGAAAAGCTTTTGTGAAGGGCAAAAAACCGACTTTGTTTGGACGCAGCTTTCCCTAATTTGCATTGGGGATTTCTAGAAATGCGCCGAAATTGGAAGTCGGTCTACCCGACGAGCCTGCTGGATGCCTTGCGCCTGGCCAAGGATTTCGCCCGCGAGAAGCGCAATTTCTCGGTCGAGCGCATCGCCGACCTGATGGGCGTCAGCCATGACGTTCTCTACAAATGGCTGGCCACCGGCCGCATGCCGGCCAACATGATCCCCCCCTACGAGCACGCATGCGGCTGCACGTTTGTGTCCCGCTGGCTGGCTACCTCGACCGGCAAGCTCGTCATCGACATCCCTGCGGGCAAGGCCGCCACCACTCAGGAAATGCACACGCTGCAGGCGGTTCTGCATGACACGGTCGGCAAGCTCCTCGGCTTCTACGACGGTAGCGCCGCATCAGAGGACGTTCTGGCCGTCGTCCAGCGCGGTCTGGAAGGCTTGGCCTGGCATCGCCAGAACGTCCTGCAACACGAAACCCCCCAGCTTGACTTCGGAGCCCCGCAATGAGTCGCACCGCCGTTTGCTCGTCCGCGCAGCGTGTCCTGCGCATCTGGAAGGCCCTGCGTGGTCACACGCTAACTGGCCTGTCCAATCAGGAGATCGCCCAACGGGCGTCGGAATCCCCGGCCAATGTCACGCGCGCGCTGGCCACCCTGATGGCTGAGGGCCTGGTCGTCAAGTACGAGACCGGCCGCTATGCCCATGGCATCGCCACGCTGCAGATCGCCCAGGCGCACGCCAATCACTGTGACCAGCTAACGACCCGCATGGCCGAAGTCAACCAGCGTATTGCCGCTGGAGTCCAGTAACCAAGGAGAAAGCGCCAAATGGCACGCACAAAGAACATCCTCGCCAAAGACGGCATCGAACCGCAAATCGATGGCGACGCCCTGGTCGCCGCACAGGCGGCTGCTGCGGAACGCAGCGCCTTGGTACTTCAGCAATTCGGCGACGGCTTGCCGTACGAGCGCGCCCGCCTGGTCAACGAGGCCAGGTTCTATATGGCGCAGTCCGCCGAGGCGATGCTGGAGGCCGGCAAGCGGTTGATCCTCATGAAGGAACACGAGCCGCATGGAGATTTCATCCAGATCGTCGAGGATCAGCTTGGAATTGGTGCCCGGGTCGCCCAACACATGATGCGGGCCGCACTGAAGTACCTCTCGCCCCAACTGGAGTCAAAAGCGAAAGCGCTTTCGCTTTTGGGCAAGACCAAGCTCCTGGAGCTGGTGACGGAGTCGGACGAAGACCTCGCGGCCCTGGCTGACGGGGGCACCATCGCTGGCCTGACCTTGGACGAGATCGACACGATGACGTCGCGGGAGCTGAAGGCCGCGCTGCGCGAAGCCCGCGACGAGGGCAAGGCGAAAGACCAGCTGCTGGCCGACAAGAACACCAAGCTGGACAAGATGCAGGCCGACCTGAGCAGCTTGAAGCGGCGGATCAAGGCGACATCCCCGGACGAGCAGGCAGAGCAGCTGCGCCGCGAGTTCACCGCCGAAGCGCACGCCGTGGAACATAGCATCCGTCAGGCCCTGAAGGACGGTATCGAAAAGCTGCAGCAGCATGCGGCCGAAGCCGGCCAGGCCGACACCTCGCACAACACCTTCATCGCTGCCTCGCTGGCGACTGTCCGCCAGGCTCTCGCCGACCTGCATGCCGAGTTCGGCCTGGCCGAGGTTGCGGTATCCGAAGACACGCCCGCCTGGGTGAATGGGGAATAACCATGGGCGCGGTCCTGACCGAAGAACTGTCGGCCGTGGCCCAAGTGTGGCGCGCGGCCCCACATGGATGCAAGGGTGAGATTTTGGACAGCGCCTGCCAGCGCCTTGGCATCGCCCGCGCAACACTGCATCGCCGGCTGAAGGAGATCGTCGTGACCGAGCCGCGCAAGCGCCGCAGTGATGCCGGCCAAATGGCCCTCTCGCTGGACGACGCCAAGCTGATCTCCGCCGTTCTGATGGAGCATATGCGCAAGAACGGCAAGCAGCTCAAGAGCGTATCCGATGCTGTTGCCATGCTGCGGGCCAATGGCTTGATCGACGCCACGCGCGTGGATGCCGTCTCCGGCGAAGTCGCCGCGCTTTCCGATTCCGCCATTCTGCGGGCGCTGCGCCAGTATCGCCTGCATCCCGGCCAGCTGCTTGCGCCTGCGCCGGCCACCAGCATGCGCAGCCTGTACCCCAACCATGTCTGGCAGATCGACGCATCGCGGTGCGTGCTGTACTACCTGCCGCGCCAAGGCAAGGACAATGGGCTGCGTATCGCCGATCATCGTGAGTTCTACAAGAACAAGCCTGCCAACCTGGTCAAGGCGGTGAACGACGCGCTGTGGCGCTACGTCATCACCGACCACACCAGCAGCGCAACCTACGCCGACTACGTCACCGGCGGCGAGACCGGCGAGAACCTAGCCGACGTGTTCATCCGCGCGATGTGCCAGCGCGTTGGCGAGGCGATGTATGGCGTGCCCGCGATGGTGATGCTGGACCCGGGCAGCGCGAACACGGGCGCCATCTTCCGCAACCTGTGCCAGGCGCTGCGCGTGCGTGTGCAGATCAACCAGCCAGGCAACCCTCGCGCAAAGGGCCAGGTCGAAAAGGCCCAGGATCTGGTCGAGCGCTCGTTCGAGTCCACGCTGAAGCTGCTGGCCTTGGACCAGGTCGACACGCTGGAGAAAATCAACGCGCTATGCGCCCGGTGGCGCCGCTGGTTCAACGGCAGCCATATCCATACACGGCATGGCATGACGCGCGATGCAGCCTGGCTACACATCACGTCAGACCAGCTCATCATTCCGCCCTCGGCCGAGGTCATGCGCGAACTGGCTCTGTCCGATCCGGTCTCGCGCGTGGTGACAACCATGCTGCGGGTGAACTTCGAAGGGGCCGAATACAACGCGGCCAATGTCCCAGGCGTCTGCGTGGGCGAGAAGCTGATGGTGTGCCGCAACCCCTGGCGGGACGACAGCATCAACGCCATCGGAGCCGGCAAAGACGGCCACGTCGTCTACCACATCCTGGAGCGCGTCGTTCTCGACGAGTTCGGCCAGGTGGCTGAAGCGCCGGTTATCGGGGAATCCTACCAGCGCCATGCCGACACGCCCGTGCAGAGCAATCTCAAGGAACTGGAACTGCTTGCCACTGGCGCCCACAACCTGGAACAGGCTGCTGCGGCGCGCAAGGCCAAGGCCGTCCCATTCGGCGGGCAGATCGACCCCTTCAAACACATCGACGACGCCCAGGTCCCCAGCGCAATGCCGCGCCGAGGCACGGCTCATGAGTTGACAGCGCCAATCGTGCAGCTGCCGCCGCTGACCCACATCCAGGCTGCCAAGCAGCTCAAGGGTCGATTCCCTGACTGGTCGAGCGCGCATTACAGCTGGCTGCAGGGCCGCTATCCCGAGGGCATTCCGGCCGACGACCTCGATCAGGTCGCCGCCGAACTTTCCGCCGCAATGCGGCCGGCCCAAGCACCCACGCGCACGCTGCGCGTCGCCTAAAGGAGGGGCGATGTTAAAGCTCAAAAGAATCTTGGCGGACCTGCACGTCGAGCAGGCTGAGCTGGCCGAGAAGATGTCCTATAGCCAGCCCACGATTTCGCAACTGCTGAACCACAGCGTTTGGCCCAAACAGGCAGCGCGCTGGGGGCTGCGTGAACGCATCTTGAAGTTCTTGAAGGAGCGCGGCGCGACTGATGATCAGGTCGCTACCGCATTTGAAGAGTGGACCCCGACGCGCGGCAACGCGTCGGAGTCCGGTTCCCGCACGCCCACGGGCGGCATGGAGGATGAAGCAATGTCGATTCGCAAACAGATTCTACACCCCAACACCCGGCGGCATTTCAAACTTCCGGGTGACCCATTCGAAGAGGTCGCCAGTGTCGAAGAGTTCTACCAGAACGAGCACATCCGATTCACCAGGGCGGCGATGCTTGATGCCGCCAAGCGCGGCGGCTTTCTGGCGGTGGTCGGCGAGTCCGGCTCGGGTAAGACGACAATGCGGCGCGATCTGCAGGAGCGTATCGAGCGCGAGAGCATCCAGGTCCAAGTCATTCGCCCCTACGTCGTGGCCATGGAGGACAACGACGAGAAGGGCAAGACGTTGAAAGCGGCCCATATCGCCGAAGCCATCATGTCAGCAGTGGCGCCACATGAAGTGCTCAAGACCAGCTCGGAGGCGCGCTTCCGCCAGGTCGAGAAAGCGCTCAAGGAATCCTATCGAACCGGCATGCGCCACGTTGTTTTGATCGAAGAGGCCCATGCCATGCCGCTGGCCACGCTGCGTCACCTCAAGCGATTTATCGAACTGGAAGATGGTTTCACGCGCCTGCTGTCCGTCATCCTGATCGGACAGACCGAGCTGACCGTGAAGCTCAACCCCAAGAACGCCACCGTCCGGGAAGTGGTGCAGCGCTGCGAGCTGATCACGCTGCCGCCCCTGGGGCAGTACCTGGAGGATTACCTCAAGTTCCGCTTCGCGCGTTTCAGCGTGCAGCTGGACCAGGTAGTCACGTTGGATGGCCTGCAGGCTATTCGTAGCCGCCTGCAGCCCGAGGCGCCGCGTGGCCATGAAGAACGGTCATTCCTGTACCCGTTGGCCGTCCACAACCTGCTCACCGCTGCCATGAACCTGGCGGCGGAAAACGGTGCTCCCGCCGTCAGCGCCGACATCGTCATGGAGGCGAAATGGAACTGATCGCCACCGATGACATCCAGGCCGTCTCCAGCGTCTTTCATCAGCCGCGGATTCTCACGCACGACTTGGTCGGCCGCTTGGCTGAATGCAATGCGGCAGCACGCGCTGTGCGCGCCATGGGATACCGCGTGGTTGAAGAGGACGCCGCGCCGAACGACGGCGGCAAGCCGGTGCTGCTCGTCGACCTCAACCAGCAGCCCGTAGAGCGGCTTCTCAATCAGTGCGATGCCTCGACCCGCCTGGTTGCTACGGGCCGGATTACGGGCCTTTTCCAGGGCGTTCGAATCATCGTGAGAGGCATATCATGCTGAAACCTCGCATCCAGCCCACCTTCAAGGGCTTTCTGACGTGCTGGACGTGCGCAGCAATGTGCGCGGACTTCGACGTGGTGGCGTCGGCTAACCCCTGCATGCTCCAGTGCCGCAAGTGTGCCGATGGCGCCGAGGCCGCGCCGGCGCGCACGGCTACGGCCGGCCACGTTCGCGCCGGTGGTACGGCCAAGGCGCTGGAGGTGGTCTGATGCCGCTGCCAACCTTCCACTGCCCAGCATGCCGCAACCCGCTAACGGTCGAGACGGTATTCGCCAACGAGGCCGTCCGGGAGGCGATCCTGCAGTTGATCGAAGTCCACCCCGAAGCGGCCAAGCTGCTGCGGCCGCTGATGAGCTACATCGGCCTGTTCGCGCCCGAGAAGACTGCGATGCGCTACGAGCGAATCGCAGCCTTGTTGGGCGAGGTGGTGCCGATGATTCGCTCCGGAGAGGTCTGCCGCAATAGGCGCACCTGGCCGGCCCCATTGGCGTACTGGCGTCAGGGGCTGGAGGAAGTCGTGGCGCGCGGGCATTCCGGGGCGCTGCGCCGTCCGCTGGGCACCCATGGCTACCTGCTGGAAATCGTCGCTGGCCTGGCCAGCAAGGATGACGCCAAGCGCGAAGCCGTGGTCGAGCAGCAGCGTGCAGGCGTTTCCGGCGTCGGTATGGCCCCAGAACGGGCCGCCCAAGCCGTTACCACGGCGCAGCCGCGTCAGCCTATGCCGGCCGATGTCCGCGCAGAACTGCTGGCCGCTGCTGGCTCCAAGAAGCTTGTCGCAAGTCCCAACCCCCACCCCAAGGAATCGTCATGAGCAATACCCGTACCGTTCCCCCTGGCTACAAGGCAGACGGCCAAGGTCGCCTGACGCCGCTGGATGCGATCAAACCGATTGACCTCCTGCGTGATGACCTGGTCGTCAAGATCGCCGAGCGGGCGAGGGAGGAATCCCAACGCTTGGCCGAGTTCAAGGGCCATGCCTTCAATGACATCGCAGCTTTTGTCGACCTATCGGCCGAGCAGTACGGCGTATCGCTGGGTGGCCGTAAAGGCAATCTGACCTTGTATTCGTTTGATCAGCGCTACAAGCTCATCCGTGCCATGGACGAAACGCTGGTGTTCGATGAGCGCCTGCAGGTCGCCAAAGCGCTAATCGACCAGTGCCTGGCCGACTGGACGGCCGACGCTCGGCCGGAGCTGAAGGCCATCATCGACCGTGCCTTCGAAGTCGACAAGGCCGGCAACATCAACACCGACCGAGTGCTGGCGCTGCGCCGCATCCAATCCACTGATGAGCGCTGGGCTCAAGCCATGCAGGCCATCAGCGATTCCACCATGCCGGCAGGAAGCAAATCGTACATCCGCGTGTACGAGCGCGTTGGCCTGACCGACCGCTACGAGCAGATCCCGCTGGGCGTGGCAAACGTTTAGGACCCGGCCTACTGCCAGCCATCGGCAGGCGCACGCGGGCAAACGTGCGCGGTTCAGGACCCGACGCCGGGTAGGGGGATGGCCCCGGCAACATTCAACTTTTACAGGAAACTGATCACATGAGTCTCACCAAGAAAGACCTCATCGCCAAGCTATCCGACGAGACCGGCTTCTCCCGCAAGGACACCGAAAACATGGTGGACACCCTGGCTGCGACCATCAGCGAGCAGCTGGTCGCGGGCGAGGAGTTCACCCTGCCGGGCGTCGGCAAGTTCTCGACCTCGCAACGCGAGGCACGCACCGGCCGCAATCCGCAAACGGGCGAATCCATCGAAATTTCCGCCTCCGTGGGCGTCAAGTTCAGCGCCTCCAAGACCCTGAAGGACCAGGTCAACGCCTGATTTTCTTTCGTGCGAAACCGCCCTCCGGGGCGGTCTGCCGGGCGTGGTGGCCGGGCACTGATGAGCAACCATGTCAACAACTTTCGAGGCTGAGCATGCGGAAGATCCACGAACATAAGGTCGACAGCTTCAACGAGCTGCTCGACGTCCACGTCAACGATGAGCGCACTGCTGGCGGTGCGGCGTATCACTACGTCATCGAAGTGCCTGGCGTGCCTGATACCGACATCATTTTTCAGAATGGCGACCCCAACCAGGTCGGCCCCACTGGCATCACCATGGAGGTCCTGCTGGCCGTCCTGGCCGACCGCCTGCGTGGGTTCCAGGACGGAGCGTTTCCGTGCCAGGAGAACGCCGATGCTTTGCGGCATGTGGAAGCTGCCCTGGCGGCCTTGAAGAGCCGGATTCTGCGGCTCAATTCCGGCCAGCAAGCCGCCGATGCGGCATGCCCGAATTGTTAGAAGCGAAACCGCCCATGAGGCGGTCTGCCCACCGTCGTGGCTGGGTACTGATGAGCAGCGCCAACAATAGGAGATGATCGTGTCGAGAACTGAACAGGCCCTGGAACTGGTGCGCGCGCGCCCCGGCATCCGTTCCATCGAAATCGAAGATGAGCTTAGCGTCAGTGGCGCCACTGCCATCCTGGCCAGTGCGGTCCAGAAGGGCATGGTGCGCGCTGAGCGGGTGCAAGCGCCCAGCGGCCGCTGGGTGGCTGCTTTCTATCCCGTAGACCAAGAGCCAGCTGGGGACCGCGATATCACCGTGCCGCGCCAGGTTCGCACGGCCGCGCCACGCGCGACGGCCGAAGGCTTGGTGGCCGCTCTATTCACCAATGGCGACTTGGTCCTGGAAGTTGGCCGCAAATCGATACGGTTGAATGCCGGCCAAACTCGGCACCTAGTGCAGTACCTGGATCGGATCAACGTCGACCAGATCATGGCCGGCGTCGACAAGTAAGCACATGGCTGCAACCTCTCCAATCGCCCGGCTGAAGCGGCTTGTCCACGTGGCCAAGCGCGAGCTGGGCATGGACGACGATTCCTACCGCGAAGCCCTGCACGCGGCCACGGGCAAGCGCTCGACCTCCGGGATGTCCGTGGCCGAGCTGGATGCGGTCATGTTGCATATGAAGCGCTGCGGCTTCAAGGTTCGGCTGAACCCGAAGCCGAGCCGCCCCTTGGACCTGCAGGCAGAAAGCCGCAAGATTCGCGCGCTTTGGATACTGCTGCGCGACCTGGGTGCCATCCAGAACTCCTCCGAGGAGGCCCTGGGCGCCTACATCAAGCGCATGACCGGCGTTGATGCCCTGCAGTGGATCAACGGCCAACAGGCCGAACGGGTGATTGAGGGCCTGAAAAAGTGGGCGCTGCGGTTCCTACCGGCGCGGGTGAGTGCGATGGTGGAAGCCCTCGGGCCGCGCATCAGCAGCTTGGACCCAGTCAACCAAGCTGCGCTGCGCGTCACGTTGAGCCAAGCATTTGCTCGCCAAACCTTTGACCCGATGTTGAAGGCCTGGACGCTCTTGAGCCAGGTTTCCGCAGCAGGAGAATAG